CCTGTTTCTGCTGGCCGCATGCGGTGGCGCTGATGGTGAGCCAATCCGAGTCGAGCCGGTCGAAGTAAGGGTGACAGTCGAGGGCACGTCGCCAATCGTCTTGCAAGTCAAGACAAAAGAACAGCAATAAGTCAGGAGAAGACTGATGGGTGGGCTTCTGTCGCCAGAAAACAGGCGGACGTTTTCTCGCGGGCTGCTAGACGCAACGCAAGCCGCAAGCAATAGCGCAGCATCTACCGTCTCCGCGCCGGTAGATGCGCTTGCATGGGCGCTGCGCAAGGCTGGCGTACCGATCCCGCAGGCACCGTTTGGCGGCTCCGACTGGATGAAGGCGCAAGGGCTGATGCGCGACGTGCAATCGCCCGTTGCCAATGTGATCGGCGAGTCCATTGGAAATGTGCTGCCTATCGTGGCGGCTGCAAAGGCTCCGCAGATTGCCAATGCCTTGCTAAAGGCAGGCGAGAATGCGTCAGCTAAAGCGCCAATGAATGCGGCCACTCGCAATCAGGCCGGCGCAATTGTGTGGCACGGCTCGCCGCACAAGTTCGACAGGTTCGACGCCAGCAAGATCGGCACGGGCGAAGGTGCGCAGGCTTATGGGCATGGGCTGTATTTGGCTGAGGCACCTGACGTTGCAAACCAATACGCGACCATGTTTAACAAATCCGCACCCAAGCCGTTGTCCTTGCAGAGGCTACGGGATAGCGCGCCCGTTGGCAGCGCTGAGTGGAAGCATTACGACGGATTGCTAAACGAAGGCATCGGCAACCTCTACAAAGTCGACCTGCCCGACGACCAGATCGCCAAGATGCTGGACTGGGACAAGCCGCTATACAGGCAAAAACCAGAGGTGAGGAAAGCGGTGCGAGAACTGGTTGACGAAAAAACGCAGCCCGGTACATATGCGCAATGGGTAAAAGCAGCTCGCCCAGATATGCGAACCCTGCAAAACGACATGCTGGATAGTATGGACAACTCAGCTATTTCCGAGGCACTGAGAGCCAAAGGCATCCCCGGCATCCGCTACCTGGACGGCGGCTCGCGCAGCGCAGGGTCAGGCACCAGCAACTTCGTCGTCTTCCCCGGCAACGAGGGCCTGCTGAACATCCTAGAGCGCAACGGCCAGCCGATCCGCTAAAACTTCGCAGGCGGCAGATCAGCCGGATAGCGCTTGCGGCGGGTCTGCTTGGCCGGGCGCATCCGGCCGAACGGCCACGCTGGGTTGTCTTTGAACATGGGCGACGAACTCCCTGATGGCTTGATGATGCTCTGGGTACGCCCAGACTTCTATGGGGCGCAGGCCCTGCTCGCGCAGCCGCGCGCGGTGAGCGGCGACGCGGGCCTTTGAGTCGCGGGTGTCGCGCTTCATGCTGCGGTCTTGGCAAAGGCTTCCCGCACCTTGCTCGCGTCGATCGCGACCGGGGGTGGTGCGAGTTTTACGGAATGCACATCCCGCCAATCGAATGCCTCTTTCATGTTTTTGAACTCGCGCAGGGTGATATTCGACCGACCCATCCTTTCAGCAGACCGCTGCAATTGTTTGATCGTGCGGTCTGCGTCCCGTTTACTGGTGTGCCGGCCGCCCAAAAATCCGATGAAACCATTGCTGCCTGTGTAGGTGACGACGTAGATCATGTTTCTCTCCTGGCTGCCCGGCCGGAGCCGGGCGGGTGGGTTTAGGCGGCGGTGGCTTCGTTGATCTGCTTGCGCAGCGCGTCGATTGGTTCGTTTAGTTCATCTTGCTTATCGATGTAGCTGCGCCGAATGTAAGCCGTGCCACACGCGAAATCGAGGCCCAGTCGCTGCGCAGCAAACAGCAGTGCCGCTACCTCGGTGTAACTCGGCAGACCGGCGTTGCTCAGATGCGCGTCGGCATTTGCGATTGCTTCTGCGGCGGCTGTTTGATTCGATTCGATGCTCATGGTTTCTCTCCGTTTTGCGCACCGCGATGTGCAGTGCATGAACGAATAATAGATGGCTACTAGTAACCTGTCAAGCGTTTATCGAAAATAATGCGAAAAATTGTGTGGGACTGTACAAGCTGAGTGCCGTCGAAATTACGCCAATCGCCTGAAGACTGGCTCTAGGCTTGGTATCCAGTGCCCGCTCGGGGCACCAGCAAAGGCCAATATTCCCCTTGTAAATCAACGTCTTAGGCCAGATTCGCACAGTTTGGCGTAACAATCTGGCGCTATAAAAAACAAGCACTTACAATCCGGCGCATGCTGGCATTACGCCAGAATTTACGCCGGGGGAACCGAACAGTGGCATCGATCAGGAAGGTTGGCGATCTGTGGCGTGCTGAGATTGCGCGTGCAGGCGTGCGTGAATCGAAGCGCTTTCCGACCCGCAGAGAGGCAGAGGATTGGGCGATCGCACGCGAGGCTGAGATCCTGTCTGGCGAGCACCAGCGTACCCGACAGACGCTTTCAGATGCGCTTGATGCGCTCGATGCGCTCGAGCCGAGAACCAAGGGCGATGCGACGCGAGCAAGGATCGCAAGGCGCTACTCTTGGGCGAACACCCGGCTAGATCAGGTCACTCCGGCCGTGATCGCTGCCTGGCGTGATCAGCGGATGCAGGAGGTCTCAGCATCCACCGTGCGGCGCGAGATGAACTTTATCGCTTCGGTGCTGAAGCGCGCCCGGCTCGAATGGGGCTGGATCTCGCGCGACCCGCTGGCCGACGTCAAAAAGCCGTCAGACGCGCCGCACCGTGAACGCTTGATCTCAGCCGCTGAAGTCGACGCAATGCTGGCGCAGCTTGGCTACGCTGGCGAGGTGACGACCGTCGGCCATGAGGTTGCGGTCGCGCTGCTGCTCACGCTTGAAACCGGAATGCGTGCCGGCGAGCTAACCGGCCTGCGGTGGACCGATATCACCGGCAGGGTAGCGCATCTTCCGAAAACGAAGAACGGTTCTAGCCGGTCGGTGCCGCTCTCAACCAAGGCCGTCGAGTTGCTCGACGTGCTGCGCAAGAAGCGCTTGCTCCAGGTGCGCAGGCCCATCAAGCAGGGCAGGGTGTTTCACATTGACGCTGACGAGCTGTCGACCATCTTTCGTCGTGCGCGTGATGCGGCAGGGCTGTCGGGCTTTCGATTCCACGACGGGCGAGCCACCGCTGTTACAAGGCTCGCTCGCATCCTGTCGATCCACGATCTTGCACGCATGATCGGGCACCGTGATCTGAATTCGCTGCTTGTGTACTACAGGGAGCCGGCCGAGTCGATTGCAGTGCGCTTAGGTTGACGACGCTTTCGCACCGCAGGCTTGAGCTGCTTACTAGCCAGCCATTCGTCGAAGTCCAGTTCGACCCACCGCAGCGCACCGCCAATCCGGTACGCCGGCGGGAAGTCTGAACGCTTCGAGAGCACGTCGCGCACGTAGACTTCGTTCATCTGGAGCCGAGCGGCGATGTCTTTGCAGGTCAGCATCAGGCTCACTTCGTCGTCTCCCTGAGTACTCGCTTGAGCTGCTCGGTCGCCGACCACATCGCCCGCCAGGGTGCGCAGTGCGCGCACTCTGGCTCTTCGCAGTCAGATTGAAGTCGCAGGTCTTCGTCGATGCAGATCATCACGTCGAGCGCCGCGGTTGCGGCTTGCTTGAGTGCAGCGATCTCGAACTGCGCGATCTGCAACTCGGTGTACGTGTCGTGCTTCATTGAGTTCTCCTTACTTCTTCAACAAGATCAATGCGCTCGCCGATCCATCGCATGACCGGCACCGCCATTGAGTTACCTAACGCCTTGTATCGCGGGCCGTCTGGGCACTGATCGGCAGATTTCTTGCGCCAGGGAATGGCGGTGTAGTCGTCGGGAAATCCTTGCAAGCGCTCGCACTCGCGCGGGGTGAGGCGACGGACTTGCATGGCGTGCATAACAGTGCCGCCGGGATCCATTTCGCCGTCTCCGTAACCCTTGCCGTAGTCACGTTTTAGGGTCGGAGCAACTGATGCCAGCACATGCGGCTTATCCCCGCCGCCGCTGGATGCTCTTAGGCAGTGACCTACTTCGTCGCCCAGTTCGGCGGTCGCACCGTCTTCACGGCCACGCAAGGCCACCGCCACCGCCACCGCAGGCGCATGCGCTCCCGAAGCAAGCGGATGGCATGGGTCGCCAGGCTTTGGGTTGCTAACGTTGCCCTTGCTGGTGATTTGCGTTGTGTCAAAGGCAGTCGCTCCAACGCCGATCCCTGCCCGCCCGCCGTTGGGAGTCAAAAGCGCATTAGCAACCCCGTCTTGGCGATACTCCAGCCTGTGTCCATCACCGCGTCCGCGAATAGCTAGTGTGTAAGGCTGCATCACTGCCGCCGTCGCATTCGCATTCGCGTTCAGTGCGTGGCAGATATCGACGCTGTTGATCGGTTCTTGCGTGGGGTGGAAGACGATCGGAGCCTCGTGATTGCAAGTGAGCGTAGGACTACGCTCACTTGCAATCTCTGCGCCGCCTTGTCCGTGCGCCATCGCTATGACCTCGGGGATCAGCCCTCCGTCAAGGTCGAAGTCGGTGCCGAGGCCGCCGCCCGCAGTGCTGCGTGAAGGGATGGTGGGAGCGACTTTCCCCGATTCTCTGCGCGGCGCAGGATTCCCCGACAGGCTTGCCCGCTCAAAAAGTACTGCTGCGGCAGACTGCCAACCTCTAGAACTTGCGACAACGAACACACGTTTGCGTCGCTGTGCCAGTCCGAAATACTGAGCGTCGAGAATTCTGTAGGCCCACCCATACCCGCACTCGCCCAGCCCAAAAAGGAAGGCGGCAAAGTCCCGTCCTGCGTTGCTTGAAAGCACACCGGGGACGTTCTCCCAAACCAGCCAGCTGGGCCGATATCCGTCAGCAATGGCAAGATAGGTGAGCATGAGGTTGCCACGCGGATCGTCCAGTCCTTTTCTGAGTCCTGCGACGCTGAACGACTGGCATGGGGTTCCTCCGACGAGAACATCGATAGCTGCATCAGGCCATTCCTTGAACTTGGTCATGTCGCCCAGGTTGGGCGTGTCGGGGTGCCGGTGAGAAAGAACGGCGCTCGGAAACGCTTCGATCTCAGAAAAGAAAGCGGACTGCCAGCCAAGAGGCGACCATGCGACGGACGCGGCTTCGATCCCGCTGCACAGTGAGCCGAAAATCATTTCTCTCTCCACTCAAACGCTGTTCGCTTCAACTTCGACTGAACGTCATGCGGCTGCAGTTGGCGCAGCACGGCGGCGAATGAACGACATCTCGCGCATTTGCCGCATTTCTTCTCGCACTGCTTGTAAATTTTCAGGTTGCTGTTATCGCTCATTAGCCTGGGCCTTAGCCTGGTCCTTGAAGTGTTTGCGGGCCACGAGGTCCGAGACGCCGTGCTGCCTGGCGTATTCGCGGATCAACGCCTGGCGCTTCTTGTCACGCGCACGCTTGCGCTCTTTCAGCGTGGAATTGGTAGGCTGCTCATCAGCGAGCGGGCGGTGCACCTTGCCCGTCGGCCATGCCGCATGCACCGCAAGCGCTGTCGGGTCGTCAACGAACATCACGCCTCCAGCCCAGCACGACCGGCTCGTCAGCGCGAAACGGCCGCACGGAATAGATCAGCGTGCCGGCCCTGCGGGTTGCGAAGAGCTGACCGCGCCTGCGCAGCTCGCACAGATAACGGTGCACCCGGGTAGCCGTCCCGCCGACCTGCTCGCGGATCTGCGCGCCGGTTAGCGGGACGTGCTCGACGGTCTGGCGGATCTGGTCGGCGCGGGTCATCAGGGCCGCCCGTCATCGCCGATCCAGCCCATCGAGCGCGGATCTTGGTCTTCAGGCTCTTCGCGTTCTTCGAGGTGGGCGACCAGATGACTCAAGTACCACTGCGCCTTTTTTACGGATTCCAGACCGCCCTTCATTTCGTAGCGATATAAATATTTCACGACGTTCGCAACACAGACCGCCTCGATGCCGGACTTGTTGGCAGTTGCTGCTGCGATGCAATCGATGGCCTCGATGTCGCCTTGCCTGTAATGCTGCGGATTAATTGGATCAAATGGTTTCGTCATGATTTTCCTTCTGTCAAAAAGTCAAAACGACTTGATCAGTTCACCGAATGAACTGACCGCGTTGCTTTGCATTGCCAAGCTGTGAATTGCGATGCGCTGCATTGCGCCGCAGTGCGCAGCACTGCATTGCGGTGCAATGCACTTGAGCCAAAACGACTCGAACAATCTGCTGCTTGAACAGACTGTCCGCGTTGCTTTGCGGTGCCGTGCTACGCATTTCGATGCGGTGCGGTGCGGTGCCTTGCTATGCCTTGACATGCGTTGCCCTTGAGCCAAAACGACTCGACAAACCCGCATAACGGGCTTGCCGCGTTGCTTTTCGATGCCATTCACTGGCTTGCCGCTCGGTGCTGTCCGCTGCGCTTCTATGCGATGTACTGCGGTGCCCTTCATTGCCATGCCCTTGAGCCAAAACGACTCGGGATATCCGCATAACGGATAACCCGCGTTGCTTTGAGTTGCGATGCGCTGCGCTGCGACGCCAATCGCTTCCTTGCGCTGCCATGCACTGCCCTGTCCTTGAGCCAAAACGACTCGACAAACCCGCATGACGGGCTTGCCGCGTTGCTTTGAAATGCGCTGCGCTGCCTTGCGATGCTGTGACTTGCGCTGCAATGCTGTGCGCTCCAATGCGCCGCCATGCACAATCATTAGTTCGTTAGTTCGCAGCAGGCTGATCGCCAGCAGAACCGCCGGGCCGGAACCGGCTCAACATCCCGCTGCGGTTCATCGAGATACGCGCCTCCTGCTGGTCGATCTGCCCGCGAAACTCACTCGGAGTCGACGCGTTCAGAACACGAGCACGCGACAACTTGCGGGCGGCCGCCTCCATCAACGCATCAACCTGCTTGGCGTTCTCAGACGGCAGCAGCACCCGATACCCGCCAGCCGTGCCGGCCAGGTACTTGCCGTTCTTCAGCAGCTGATCGCGCACATATCCGATCGCCGAAAGCTCGGCCAGGGCGGCCCGGTCGAAGTCGGCCTTGCGGCCGATCTCGGGCAACTCAATGTCGAGTAACTCGCGCACGAGCGGGCCCTCGATCACCGCGCCATAGTCCAGCAACCCTCGCGCATCAAGCTCGTCGAAGAACTCGGACATCGCCTCGCCGCGCTCAGCCATTCTTCACCTCGACTTCTGCGCGACCAAACGTCGGGCGCAGGTCGCCGAATCCGACGTACTTGCCGGCCGACTGGCAGACGCGCGTGAGCATCTGACGATCCAGCACCGAGTCGTCGAATTCGACGTTCGCGGTGAACGACCACTTGTGGAAGATCGGGAAGCACTTGACGACGCGAACCTGACCCTGCGGCAGCGCGATCGTGTGCCGGAATTGCGGGTTAGCGATGATGTCTGCCGCCGCCTTGACCTTGCCCATGTCCTGATATTCGAGCTTGATCTTCTGGTCGATCACGAACAGGCTGCCGCGAATCTTGTCGCGACCGACCTTGATCGTTGAGAACGCACTGCCAGCAATGCCTTCGCTGACCCATGTCGACGGGATGTATGCGCCGATCTCGTCATCGAAGTAAATCTTCGACGCCAGTTCAAGGTCGCGCAGTTCGAGGTAATCGTCATCAGTGCGACGGGTCTTCTTGTCGTTGATGGCCTTCATCTTGCGGGCGTAGGTATTGAATCGATCAACCGTCTGCGGGTTGTTCGTAAGCAAGGGTGCGATGCCTTTAACGACAACGCGGGCTGTTTGCATGGTCATGATTTGTTCTCTCTCTCGGTATTTGTTGAAATCACTGATGTCTTAAAAGTAAGCCCTGCTGTCTCACCAGCTCAGCACAAGCAGCACGAGCGACAGCCAGGCCGCCGCCCCGAGCAGTGAGCCGACGATGATCCCCGTCGGCAGGCGGTTCTGCTCTTCCTGGTGAATCGCCGACCAGCGATCGGTAAAGGTCCGGGGCGTGCCGGTCCAGTTGCCTGGTGCGCCCACATAACCCGTGGTCGTGGAGCGCCTGAATCTGTCTTGCTGTTTCATCGAATCTCTCCAATCAAGAATTAGGTGCCGGTGATAACGCCCACCGGCAAAGCGGCCTGGTCACGTCGCGGAGAGGCATGAGTCTGGTAACGACGCCCAGGCTGGCTCCGTTCAGCACGGTGGCCTGGCTCAACCCCAGTCGCTGTCGGCTGCCACCACAACCGCAGGCCCAAACGCATCAAGGTCAACGCCACCACCGGCGCCGCCTGCAAACGGCTCGCCGTCTGCGTAGAACTGGACGGCTGACAGGCGGGTGCCCATCTCCTTCTTGTCCTTGAAGGCGTACAGCTCGATCTGCGCACTGACGGCGCATCCTGCATACGGCTTGCCGCTCGCCTCGGTCAGCTCCTGCAACGCACGGTCCACGACCTTCGGTGCGAACTTGCTTGACGCCTTGATCCGCATGTGGCCGGCCCAGCCAGGCTTAGCCGAGCCGCTGGCGGTCATGCCGTCAATGCCGTCGCCATCGCGCAAGACCTTCGTATTGCTGGCGTTTTGCTTCTCGACAGCCATCTTCGCGGCGTCGCCCCACTGGTCCTTGGCAAACGACTTGATCGCCGCCTCAAGCTCGGCCAGCGCTGGCGAGCCCTTCGGGATCAGCAACTGCACGCTGTAGTTAGTCGGCTCGCCCTTGAACTCGCCGGGGCGCCACAGGTCTGGAAACGAGCCGAGGATGATCGGGTGCTGGTCTGTCGATTTAAGTGTGAGTTTCATGTGAAGTCTTCCAGGTTGTGACCGCCTGCCGCAATGCCGGGCCTTGGGTCGTCTTCAGTTACCAGCACGGGCGAGCCGGCTGGACGTTCAGTCGCCGCATCCATAAGCGGTGCGGCTTCACGCTTGCCGAGCAACTTCTCGGCAGCAGTGACAGTCACGAGCTTTCGCTCGGTCAGCAGGTCAGCCATGCCGGCCTGCTCAATCATCTCCAGTGCGTCATCGCGCCAACGCCTGCGGGTCTGGCCCTCGACCAGCTTGTAACCAGCGATCGAGCCACCGTTGACCAGTCGGTCCATTGCGACCGACTCAAGATCTTTCAGCCACGAGTCGAACTTCTTGGCGACCGGCAGCACGCGAGCCAGGTCTGCACTACCCATCAACTCGCCCGCACCTTGCAGCGCATCAATTGCACGCGCCGTGCACGTGAACCTGGCCTTGCACCAGGTGCATTGCTCAGCTCCGGGAACTGGACGCGTCTCTGGGTCTAGGGCAGCCTTCGCGGCAGGCGCCAGAACCTTGACCGCGAACTCGAGCAGCTCGACCCGGCAATACGAAATTTTGTCGGTGCGACCGTTCTGCCAGACATGCACCTCAACCGAGGTGATCATCCGGTCGGGGAACGTCTCCAGCAGTGCGCAGGCATAGACCAAGAGTTGCTCGGTTGTCGCCGATACCGGGATGCGCCCGGTCTTCAAGTCGACGATGCGAGCCACGCCTGTGACACGCGGGACGATCACGACGTCGGCCGTGCCGAAACCCTCAGGCGCCCAGGTCTTAAAGCTCAGGCACTTCTCGACATACAGTTCGTCGTCCTCGCCGATCAGCGCGCTCACGTAATCGGCGTAGCTGACCGCATATTCCTGGTGTTCCGGGAAGGGGCCGGGGCCGTCCTCGCCAAGCAAGACGTGCTCGGCCTGAGCATGGATGTCGGTTCCGCGCTGGCTGGCCGGGTTCGTCGTGTCCTGAAAGCCTTCGGAGAGCCGGATGCTGGCCGGGCAGCGAATCCAACGGGAAGCGCCGGACGGGCTGAACTTAGAGTGCTTAGCCATTGACGGCCTTCAGCGCGTCGGCCGCATTGATTGCGATCAGCACCATCAGTCGCTGGTCTTCGCTCATCTCGCCGATCGGCTTGCCATCAGCCTCGGCCAGCACGATCGCCTTGATCGCGTCCTTGCCGTGGCGCTCGGCCGCACCAGACAGCGCAATACGCAGCGCACCCACTGTCGGCGGGGGCGTGCCGCGCTCCTCAAGCGGCGGGTCCGGGAAAGCTGTCAGCGTGTCGACCAGGCCGACACGCTTGCTAAATGCTTCAAGCGCTGCCGCCATCGCGGCCTGCGCCTCGTTCGCTGCCTTGACTGCTGCAAGCAATCGAGTGAGTTCGTCCATCAGTACCTCTCCATCAACGCTGGCCGACTGGTTAGCAGTGCTAACTACATCAGCCGAAAAAAATGCCGCCACTGCTGGCGACTCCAACTGCTCCAAGATCGTGCGCTTCGCAGGCGCACGGCCCTTACTCTTGCGCTCGCGCTTGAGCGGCTGCTCCCACGGCAGGTCGTCCTTGAAGGTCGACCAGTCGAGGAGATCCTCAGTGCGCCGTGACTTGACGGACCTCAAGGCCGTCGAGCGCCGCAATCGCTTGCAGCGTCAAATACTCGCGCAACCCAATGCGCTTGCGCTCGCCAGAAACGGTGGCGGCGATCCGCTCGCCAGCCTCTGTGGTCGGCACGACCGTATAACAGTCGTGCCATTTTTCATACGGATGCTCAATTACGACCACGTCAACCATTCCACCCACTCCGAAAGAATTAACCATTTGACGGCCATCTGACCCGGCTATCAACCGACCCGAAATGATTAGCTGGTCAGCTAAGCTGTACGGCATGGACGAATGGTGGATTGATGACAGCTAGATGTCAAGCTGTAATTGCCAAAGATGGCAAAAAAATGACACGCGGGGTGCGTGTCTGGTCGCCGCTCGTCGGCAATACGTCAGCGCAGTGACGCCATGTCGGCCTTGACCTGATCCAGCAACGCATCCCTGGCAGGGCCAGCGGGCGGCAAGGGAATGCTGGACAGGTACGCGGGCAGGGCCGCGACGTAGGCATGCGCCCGCAGGATCTCGCGCTCAAACACCGCCAGCACCAGCGGGGGCAGGGCGCGCAAGGCCGTCACGGCCGCATCAGACAGCGCACCGTCTGCTGCCCGCATCGCGGTCTGATCGTCGGCAATCATGAACCAGTTCAAGGGCTTGTCAGTCACCGCAGCAATCGCGTGCAAGTTCTTGATTTCAGGCTGGTTGCGCCCGGACTCGAACTGACTGACCGCTGAACGGGTGATGCCCAGACGCTTTGCGAGCCCCGCCTGCGTCAGCCGAGCGTCAATCCGGGCGTCTCTGATGCGTCGCGCGAGTGCCTCGCGCTCGAGTGGGGTGATGCTAGCCATGATGCCGCCGTCTGCTTATTTGGTGAGCAGTGACTGTGCATCTGCAACCTGTGGTTGTCAACCGACAAACGGTGACAGCCAGGCTATCTCTGACAGGAGTGCTTCGGGGAGTTGACTGTGGATAAGCGCTACTGTCATCGTTCGCTTTTTGGACAGCGAAAATGTCGATTTCTGACACTCAACAGCGGCTTGCCCTTGAGGCTTTGCAAGAGGCAATCGAGATCGCCGGCAACCAGTCGGCCTTAGCTGAAGCGCTTGACGTGACGCGCCAGGCCGTCAGTGCGTGGGTCACGGGTGCAAAGGGGATCTCGCCAGCGATGGCGGTGGAGATCGAGCGGGCGACCGGGGTTCAGCGTGAGCGGCTGGTGCCGCACCTCTTTGTAGGCCTGAGGGTTTACCGACCGATGAGTCGCGAGCCGGCATGAGCCGGCCCGCTTCCGTTCGCCTGCAAGGGTGAGCAATGCTAAACGCGGGTACAGCCGCGATCAACACATGGATTCTACGATGGAAGCTGCCTTCCCAGGCAAGGCCACAACGGCCTCATACGCCACGGCGCTTGCAATCGCCAAGCTCGCCGCAGATGCGATGTTCTGCGGCTTCAGGCTGGCGCCGAAAGCCAACAAGCCGGGCGAGATGGACAAGGTGCCGCAGTCAATCAAGGCCAGCGGCGTCTCGGCCGGCACGCCGTTGAGCGATTTGCTGAACGCGGTAGCGGTGATGGTCGGCAAGGCCCCGCCAGGTGATTACTGGGGCGTCGTCATGCACCGCCCCATCGAGCAACGAGGATTGGTCCTGGTTGGCATCGACCTTGACATGAAGCGCTCAGGCGGCCCGGCCGATATCCGCATCAAGCGCTTGATCGAGATCGCCAAGGCCGCAGGGCACCTGTACGAGCGGTCCCACTCGCTGAAGGGCGCGCACATCTGGGTCATGGCGCCAGCAGACGCCACCATGCCGCCCAAGATCGACCTGGGCAACGGCCAAGAGATCGAAATCTTCGGGATGCCACGCTCCAGACGCACCAGCGTCATGCTGACAGGCACCGAGATCAGCGGGAACCTGATTGGCGTGCGGTCCCTGCGCGAACTCCTGGCGTCGGCGGGCATCGAGACCCCGGTCGATTCGCATGAGGTCGAGGTCGAGCGCCCGATGACCGCGCACGAGAAGGTCGCGGACAACCAGGTCGAGGAGATGCTGCGCCATATCGTCAACGCCGACCTGGGCTACGACGACTGGCTGCGCATCTGCATGGCCGCCAAGAGTTCCGGTGGCTCATTCGAGACCGTGTCCGCATGGTCAGCCACCAGCCCCAAGCACAACGAGCGCGACTTCTTCTACAAGTGGCGCAGCTTCACCGACAAGCCCGGCGGGGTGACACTGGGAACGCTCAAGATGACGGCCAGAGAATCAGGATGGGAGCCGCCTGACGGCTTTGGGGCGTTTGAGGCGCAGGTCACCACAGACGCACGCGCCTCGAAGTCCCAGGCCACGGCAAACGCCCTCAGACAAGCCCGCCGGCAGGAACAGAAAGACGCCAACGCCGACATCCAGCGGCTCAGCATCGACCCGCTGCCTACGGTCATGAGCCAAGACGACATGCTGCGCAAGCTGGTCTTCGTGCAGGACGGCTCCCAGGTCTGCGCACTGGACAACCCAAGGCTCTCCCTGCCACTGTCCGACGCCCGCAACACGTTCGCAGCCAGCGTCACAGCCTCAGCCGACGGCAAGAAGATGCGCCCGGCCATCAACGGCTGGCTGGCCGACCCGTCACGGCTTACGGTCGCACGGCGCACCTTCATGCCGGGCGAGGACGTCTTTTGCATGGGACCGGAAGGGCACCCATCGATCAACACCTGGCGCGACTTCAAGCGGGCACCCGTAGCCAACTCGGCCCTGGCGGTCGGCGTGTTCCTTGAGCACGTCGCGTACCTGATCGCCGACGAGACCGAGCGCGCAGTCTTCCTCGACTGGCTCGCCCACATCGAGCAGCAGCCCGGCGTGCTGCCGCACTTCGGCTGGCTCATGATCGCTCGCCACACCGGCACCGGGCGCAACTGGCTGGCGTCTGTCCTGGCCCGCGTCTGGCGTGGGCACGTCGCACCCAACGTCGACCTGGCGTCCCTGCTGGAGTCGCAATTCAACGGCCAGCTCTCCGAGGCCATGCTGGCGATGGTCGACGAGATCCAGGAAGGCGGCGAGGCCGGCTACCGGCACATCAACAGGCTCAAGTCACTCCTGAACGCCGAGGTGCGTGCTATCAACCCCAAGTACGGGCGCACCGTGCTCGAGAAGAACGTCTGCCGCTGGCTCGTGTTCAGCAACCACGAGAACGCGATCCCAATGGCCGACAACGACCGGCGCTGGCGGGTCGTCGTGCACAACGAGCCACCGAGGCCAGCAGCCGACTACGAACGGCTGTACCAGGCGCTGGCCGACCCGGCATTCATCGCAGCGATCGCCCACTGGCTGCGGGTGCGCGACATCTCAGCCTTCAAGCCCGGCGAGCGCCCGCCCATGAGCGCCGCTAAGTCAGTGGCCGTCGACGCCAGCAAGTCAGGCGTCAGGCGTGCAGCCGACCAGCTCATCGAGGACTGGCGAAGCGACCTGATCACACCAGCCGATGCCGTCCAGTACCTCGAGGAGCAATGCGGGAAGCTCGCCGCCAACGCCGTGCGCCACGCCATGACAGACGCCGGCGCCCAGGTGCTTCGGGATTCGTCAGGGAAGGGGCGAACGATCGAGATCGGCTCTAAGCGCTACCGGGTCTGGAGCCTGCGCAACCACGACAAGTGGGAAGGCGTCGAAGCGGAACGCATCAGGTCAGAGGTCATGAGAGGTAGCAACGAGTCATTCCGCTGACACGCGGACACGCGCGACACGCGGACCTCCTTAGAGTTCAAAGTGAATTTTATTTTATCTGGGAGTTTAGGGGGACCCGCGTGTCCCGCGTGTCCGCGTGTCGGAAGGTGCTGGAATCGTCGGAGCCTCTGGAATCGATTGAAAGGCAATCTAAGCTACCCTCGTAGCAAGGCACGATAAACAACGCCTCACGCAGGCTGTACGCAAGCCGCAGAGGCATGGGAGGTAAGAGCATGGGTGGAAAGGCAGCAAGGTCGAAGGGCAGGCGCGGTCAGCAAACGGCGCAGCGACTGTTCGCGGATCGCGACTGGCAGGTGCACGAGCTGAATGCCGGGACGGCCGTCGCCGACTTCTTGGCTGGCGACCCGGACGGAAAGATATGGCTCGTCGAGGTCAAGAACACGGCAGCGATCACGTCGGCGCACCGCAAGCAGGCGATGGAGCAGGCGGCTCGCAAGCGGATGCACTGGCTGCTGATCAGCCATATCGCTGGCACGTCGTCGTGGCTGGTGCAGCGTCAGGGGGAAGACCCGGTCGTCTGGAAGGAATCGAAGCTGTCGCGCGATGCAATTGACGATTGCTCGATGTAAAGCAAAACTACGCTTAACGAAATCAAGGAGTTAGATATGGCTGGTTCGCCAAAGAAGCGTGCCAACTTCGCCCGTCTGCAAGAGGCCGGCGAGGAGTACCTGCTGGAGCGAATGGCTGAGGGCTGGAGTCAAAGAAGGATCTCGGCTGAGTTCGGCGTAGCGACGTCGATGGTGAGCTTGTGGATCAATGAGACGCCCGAGCGGGCGGCTCGTTTCGCGCGCGCCCGCGAGGACGCCGCCGAGCTGATGGTCGACGACATCATCGACATCGCCGACGAGTCCAACGACGCGCGGCTGCGGGTCGACACGCGCCGATGGATCGCAAGCAAGAGACTGCCTGGCACGTACGGCGACCATCGACCAAGCCTGACAGTCAACATCGCTGCCGCGCACCTGACCGACCTGCGAGGCTTGCTGGTGGCTGCACAACAGGCTCAGCAGGCGCTCGACGTGAGTGACGCAGTAGTAATAAACGATGCGTCAATGCAGGGTGATCAGCCTGCAATATCTGTTTCAAGCGTTAAGAAGACGTAACAGAGGCTGTTGCTGCGCTGCACAACGGCGCAGTCGCGGTCGCCGGCCTGCTGGCCGTCGGCCGCGAGCCCCCCCGGGGGCCGGCGATAGGGGGGCGGATGCGTGCGCGCACCCCCACGCTCACCGAATCCACCCGTCAAAAAAATTTTGGGTGTGCGCAAATCAATCTGTTATGATTGTCCTAGGACGTTTGTAACAGGATGATCAGCAATGAGCACGTACGGATATTGCAGGGTGAGCACGCAGGAGCAGGAGTCCGGTCAGAGCCTGGCCGAGCAGGAGCGCAAGGTCAGGGCGATCGCTGACTACCACGGCGTTGAGCTTGACGAGATGGCGGTCGAACCGGCCGTGAGCGGTAGTGTGCCGTTTGCAAGGCGTCAGGCTGGCGGTGTGCTCTTCGCCAAGCTGACCAAAGACGACACGCTGATCGTGAGTAAGTTGGACAGGGCGTTTCGCGATACGGAAGACGCACTGGCCACCTCGAGGATGCTGCGCGAGGCTGGGGTGAAGCTGATCGTGGCTGACATTGGTGTGGACCCGGTGACTGGCGAGGGCACAGGCAAGGTGTTCTTCACGATCTTGGCGGCAATGGCTGAGTTTGAGCGCACGAGGATCAGGGAGCGCACGCAGGAGGGCCGCAAGGCCAAGAAGGCGCGCGGCGGCCACACTGGCGGCGTGACGCCTTTCGGGTACCGCAAGGAGGGCATTGGCAAGGAGGCTGTGCTGGTCGAGGATTATGCCGAGCAGACGGCGACTAAGTGGATCTTGGAGCAGGGCGCCCAAGGCGTGGCGTCACGCAAGATCAGCGCGGACTTGGAGACGTACTTCGGCTTCAAGTTAAGCCACGTGGCGGTCTGCCGAGTGATCAACCGTCACCAGGCGCAAGCTTAATGACAGCGCTCTAGACGATCCTGGGAATCGCCCGCACGAGCGGCTTGTTCCACGACCCTGCGCCCCACGCCGAGCCGTGGACGATGGTGGCCGCGTCTGAGGCGAATGTCAGCACAAATGCGTCGGCAACGTCTGGCGAGGGTAGGCCGCGACTTTTGATGGACTGCTTCCCCTCGACCTGGAGGCGGCCCGAGCTGGAGAAGTGATATTTCACTGTCGCAAGCTCGGATGACAGGCGATCGTCGCGCGGCAGCTTGCAATCACGCTTAGATAGCCAGTCTTTTGCTTTGCCCCATAGTTCGGCGCGCAGGTTGAGGTAGGTGCCGGCCATCGACGGCGATTCGGATACGTTGATGCCGCGCACTGGCAGCCCCAACTCGCGCAGTCGGTCGACGACGCCGGCCCCTAGGCCGATGGAGTCGATCAGGATCTCTGCGGGGCGAACGGAAGATGACTCGAACTCATTGACGACGACTCCGCACAGAGCCATCAGGTCCAGATTGCGGTAGCTTTGAACCGACAGCACCACATTCGATTGCCGTTTGCATAAGACCGACGAGTCGGATCCAAACCGCGCCACGTCTAGACCCCAAACGATGGGCGCTGTTGGCGATGAGGAGACGTCTCGATTGACCGCCGAATCGATCAGATCGATCGGGATCATGGTGTCGTTGTCGGCGAGCGGGAACTCCCCGAGCACGCGGATACGGTAGGCGTTGGACTCTTCGCCGTAGCGCACGCCCATTTCGGCGACGTATTCGGCCGAGACCCGCTTCGAGTCCAAACAGGAGACCTTGCGGGTCCACCAATGATCTCTGAGGCGGTTGTGCGTGTCGTAGAAGTAGCCAGATGACCGCGTCGGGTTGCCGAGCAAGATTGTCGTCGCGGAGTGACCCGACATCGAGCCCGAGGCGGCCTCGAAGACCGACTCCGGGATACCGGACGCCTCGTCGGCGATCAGCAAAACATACTCAGAGTGGACGCCGGCCAACGCTTCTGGCTGTTCGGCGCGAGACGTACGCGCTGAGATGAAGGACTCGGTTGGCGCAGCTTTTAGCTCGATGCGGTCCTGCTTGACCTCAAGCAGCTCGCGCAAGACCGGGGGCAGGTTGTTGATGACGCCCTTCAGTTCGGCGAACAGGGCGTCGAACAACTGGGCGCTGGTGGGCGCGGTGACGACTGCCTTCGATGGGTACCTGAAGAGGATATGCCACAAAAGCACCCACGACGTCACGGTTGACTTGCCTACGCCGTGACCGGATCGCACTGAGATTTTGCGCTCGCCCCGGGCGACCGCGTCCATCAGTTCGCGCTGCCAGGCATCCGGCTCCACCTTCAGGATGTCCGAGACAAAGCCTGAGGGGTCGTGCAGGTAGCGCTTCAGGAAGTCGTGAAACGGGCTGTCCTGCGGTGCCTGAGATGCCATTAGAGTGAACCTATCGAAGCGAGACTTGCGATAGAAACATTCTACTGATATAAGTGCCGGCGTAGATAGATGCGCTTACCCTATGGATATCAGCGATTTCGACGAGAGCGACGAATACGCCGTCAGAGATGACGACGTAAGCGATGCCGCCGCGTCGGGAGCGCTTCAGGCTGCTGTTGCTGCCGAGATCCGGGACGCGATCGAGTTTGAGGAGCAGGTCTCCAAGGACCGCGTCAAAGCCACTCGGTACTACCGTGGCGAGCTATTTGAGGGCGACGACACCGAAGCCGGGCGTAGCCTGCACGTCAGCACCGACGTGAGAGATGCGGTGATCGGCATGATGCCGCCGCTGATGCGGATTTTTATGGGCGCCGAGCGCATCGCTGAGTACGTACCTATCGGCCCCGAAGATGTCCAGTTCGCCGAGCAGGCCACCGAGCTTGCGCACTACGTCTTCACGAAGCAGAACCCGGGCTTCAGCGTGCTCTGGGACGTCTTCAAGGACGCTCTCCTACGCAAGACTGGCGTCGTCAAGTGGTGGCACGAGACCGACCGCAAGATCAGCGAGTACGCCTACACGCAACTGGACGAGCAAAGCGTTGCGGTCCTTCTCAACGAGCCGGGCGTCGAGGTCACGAGCCTCCAGGAAAAGCAAGACGAGACCGGCCAGATCACGTTCGACCTCAGAATTAGAAAGGTCGATGAATCGACGAGGTACCGTGTCGCTGCCGTCCCGTCCGAGGAATTCCTGGTCGACCGTCGCGCACGAGACCTGGATAGCGCCAGCCTGGTTGCTCACCGTCAATCGCTCACGGTCAGCGACCTGGTCGCGATGGGGTATGACGAGGAAGAGGTCAGGGAGCACGCGGGCGGCGACGAGGACGAACTTGAATACTCGCTTCAGGCGCAGGTCCGTAACCCGCTCCTGTGGCCGCAAGCAGACCGCCGGGACGACGCCTCGCAGCGTGTGACGTATGTTGAGTCTTATATCCGGTTCGACCGGGACGGCGACGGCATCGCGGAGCTGCTGAAGGTCTGCACGATCGGCGGCGCGTACAACGTCGTCGCCGTCGAGGGCGCAAGCGAGATCCCGTTCGCGGCGTTCTGTCCGGACCCCGAGCCGCACACGTTTGTCGGCCAGTCCGAGGCCGACAAGCTGATGGACATTCAGCGTGTTAAGAGCCAACTGTTCCGCGACGTCCTGGACAGCCTCAGTCAGAGCATCCACCCACGGACGGCAGTCGTCGACGGCCAGGTGAACATTGCCGACGTCATGAATGTCCAGACCGGTGGCATCGTGCGGATGCGTGCGCCTGGAATGGTGCAGCCGCTCACGACGCCATTTGTGGGGCAGGCCGCGTTCCCGCTTATCGAGTACCTGGACACACTCAAAGAGACGCGCACCGGCATGTCTCGCGCGAGCCAAGGCTTGAACGCGGATGCCTTGCAGTCCAGCACGCGTGCTGCGGTGGCGGCCACGATCAGTGCGGCGCAGGGCCGCATTGAGCTGGTCGCGCGCATATTCGCCGAGACGGGTCTGAAGCGGCTCTTCAGGGGCATGCTGCGCATGTTCGTTCAGCACCAGGACCGCCCGATGATGATCCGCATGCGCGGGCAGTTCGTGCAGGTCGATCCCCGCGTCTGGAATGCCGACATGGACGTCGACGTGAATGTGGCGCTTAGCGCTACAAGCAACGAAGAGCGCATCGCGGTGCTGACGGCTATCTCGCAGAAGCAAGAGCAGATCCTTGCGCAGATGGGGCCAGGCAATCCTATGGTGAGCCTCGCGCAGTACCGCACGACGTTAGCCAAGATCGTCGAACTCAGCGGCTTCCGAGACGCGAGCCAATTCTTCACGGCGGTGCCGCCGGATTGGCAGCCCCCGCAATCTCAGCCGCAGCCTGATCCCGCGCAGATCCTGGCGCAGGTCGAGGCCGAGAAGATCAAGGCTGACATCGCGATCAATGCCGCGAAGCTTGAGCTGGAGCGCGACAAGGCGCGTGCCGCAGACGACCGTGAGCGTGACCGGATCGAGGCCGACACGGCGCTGCGAGCGCGTGAGATCGAGCTGAAGTACGCGGCCACGGTCGACACGGCGCAGATCAAGGCAATGATGGACCGCGACCGCGAGCAGCAGCAGGCGATGCAGCAGCAGGTTGATCCGGGGGCCTACCAGTGAGCGATATCGAGCGTGGCAACCATGCGCGTCGGCTGCTCGAGGACCCCTTGCTTGCGCAGGCGTTCGACCAGGTCGGTGCAGATTTGATGATGCGCTGGCAGTCGACTGCACCTGGCGAGACACAGCTCAGAGAGCAGATTTGGTCGACGTATGCCTGCCTGGGCGAGGCGCAGCGCGCGCTTAGGACGTGGCTTCAGGACGGCCAGATTGAGCAGGGGTGGCGAGGATGAGGATCTGGCGACTGATCGCAGAAAAGATTGTTTTCCTGAAGTCTCAAATCCAACGATTGAGGGTGCGAAATGGCCGATGAACTGAACCCCGAGGTGCCTGTTGATGCGGCGCCCGTGGATGTTGTGGATGCTGCTCCCGCTGAGCCTGTTGTGGCTGAGCCTGAGCCGGTTGCTGCGGCTGACGTTGCCGCGCCTGCTGATGCTACTGGTGCTGTCGCTGACGATACTGTGGGTGGCGATCCTGTGGCAGAAGACGTTGCTGCTGCTGAGCCTGTGACGGCCGAGCCTGCAGCGGTCGAGCCGGTTGCTGAAGAGCCTGCAGCGGTCGAGCCTGTGACGGCCGATCCGGTCGCCGTTGCTGAGACGGTTGTCGATCCTGTTGCAGAAGAGCCTGCAGCGGTCGAGCCTGTGGCTGCCGTCGAGCCGGTTGCTGAGCCTGCAGCGGTCGATCCTGTTGCAGAAGAGCCTGCAGCGGTCGAGCCTGCGGCTGCCGTCGAGCCGGTTGCTGAGCCTGCAGCGGTCGCAGAGCCCGTGGCCGAGCCGGTAGCAGAAGAGCCCGCGCCTGTCGTCGAGCCTGTTGCTGAAGAGCCGGCAGCGGCTGCTGAAGAGCCTGCAGCAGTCGCTGAGCCGGTTGCTGAAGAGCCTGCGGTTGCTGAGCCTGCGCCTGCGCCTCCGGTGACCGCAGTCCTTGAGGACCCGATCGAGCCACCGTCGCCTGGTGACGACGCCTTGCTGGTTGCGCACGTGCAGGCCGAGCTGGGCAAGTACGACCAGCAGCACGAGGCACTGCTCAAAGACGTCGCAAATCACGCCGCGTCGAACCCGCAGAACGACTACTCCGAGTACGTCGCGATTCTCTCGAATCACTCGCTCTCGATTAAGCGCGAGCGCGCGGCACTCGATTCCGCACTGATCCGCACAACGACGGTTCAGGCATTCGTCGCAGCAGCCCAGCAGAGGTCATAACGCATGGAAGTTCAGGCCAATAACCCCCTCGACGGGGCTGGCGACAGCGGCAGTATCCAAGCCGCTACTACCGCTTTCGAAGCGATCCTGTCGGGCAAGCCTGACGACGAGGAAAGCGCTCAAGAGCAGGCCGCGCCCGAGCAGGACGCGGCTGACGACGTCGCAACCGACGACGAGCAGCAAGTCGAGGGCGAAGACGCGCCCGACGACGAAGACGCTACCGACGACGCCGACGAAGTCGAAGACGACGAAGACGAAGACGAAGAGCCCGCGCAGCAGAAGTTCACGGTGACGATCGACGGCGCGAAGGTCGACGTCGAGTTGCCTGAGCTTCTGTCGGGCTACATGCGCACGGCCGACTACACGCGCAAGTCCCAGGCGAATGCTGCCGCACGTAAGGAGATCGAGGCCCGCGCGGCTGATCTCTATCGGCAGCACGAGGAGTACGCGCAGATCCTGCCGATCCTGCGCGAAAAGATTCAGCAGCAAGCCGAGCAGGAGCCCAACTGGCTCGAGCTTAGCCAAACAGATCCAGACGCCTACATGCGCGAGCGCGCACGGTGGGACGTCAGGCAGCGCCAGCTCCAAGACGTCGAGTCCGAGCAGGCGCGAATCAACGAGATCCAGAAGCAGCAATACGAGCAGTCGATGGGTCTTCGTTTGCAAGAAGAGGGCGAGCGCCTGATCAGCGCGATCCCCAGTTGGAGTGACGGAAAGGTCGCCGAATCTGAGCGTCGAGAAATCCTCGAATACGCGCAGAACAAGCTCGGTTACGACCGCGAAGAACTCTCCCACATCTATGACCACCGGGCGGTGGCGACGCTGCGCAAGGCGTGGAAGTACGACCAGATGATGAGCAAAAAGGATCAGGTCAAGCCGGTCAAAACGGCAACCGCTCCGACGCTCGCGCCTGGCGCCTCACGCGCACAGAGCCGGCCCACAAGCGAACTCACACGAGCAAAACAACGCCTCGCCAAGACAGGCACGGTGCGCGATGCGCAGGCCGTCTTTGAGCGAATGCTTACCCGATAAGGACTCAATCATGGCAAAAGTTACTAACGCGTTCCTCACATACGATGCGAAAGGCAATCGTGAGGACTTGAGCAACGTCATCTATAACATCGACCCATTTGATACGCCGGTCATGTCGATGCTGGGCCGTCGCAATGCGACGAACCCGACGTTCGACTGGCAGACCGAATCGCTGCCCTCAGTGAACCTGAGCAACGCGATGGAAGAGGGTTTTGAACTCAGCCGCACGACCGCCACGCCGACCGTGCGTGCGTCGAACGTCTGCCAGATCAGCAAGCGAGACGCCACCGTCTCCGGCACCCAGCAAAGCGCTGACGCAGCCGGCAAGGCTTCCGAGATGGCTCGCCAGATGAGCCTGTCGAGCAAGGCCCTGAAGCGCGACATGGAGTCGATCCTGTGCCAGAACCAGGCGATCAACGTCGGTAATACCACGACCGCACGTACCACTCGTGGCTTCGAGCACTGGCTGACGACCAACACCTCGCGCGGTGCGTCTGGTGCTGCTGCTGCCTCGCCGACTGCCGCCATGACCGACGGTACTCAGCGTGCGATTACCGAGACGATCCTGAAGGCATCGCTGGCGCAGTGCTACGGCAACGGCAGCGAGCCGACCACTGCGGTCGTCGGCCCTTGGGTCAAGCAGGTCATCTCCGGCTTCTCTGGCCGCGCAAGCTCGCAGCAGATCGTGAGCGCC